CCGGCCTCAAGGATGATGCTTGGTTGTGGACGCGTTGCCGTGAAACCTTCTGCACCGTTGTTAAACAGCACCTCCCCGCTTTCATGAATACCGTATCTTACCAAGCCTGGTTGCGTGACTATAAAGGTCACCCCACGCTCAAGAAGAAATTCTTTTCTGAGATCGATTTCGTAGGCGGGCCTGCTAGCACACCGTACATTGAAGCGCACGTCAAAAAGCAAATCGAGACGCCTCATTGTGCCTTCCTTCGTGACGAAGACAAAGACGTTGATAAGTTCCCCCGAGCCATCCTCGGTGAATCCTCGAACTTGTTGATGAACCTGTCCGTTTACACAAACCCTCTGTCCAAGTTCCTCAAGAGTGTCTTCAATTTTGAATCATGGCATGAAATGACGCATGGTCGCTTTTCCTTCACGTACGCTATGGGTTTTTCCCAGGCGGACCTGTCGCGATGGGCCACCCGAGTTGCGTCAACTCTCCCGGTCACCTGGGAGCAAGCTCTTTTCATCAACTATGACCACCAGACTTTCGAGGGGACGCAGGCTGAGAGTTACTGGTTCTTCTACCTCTATCCCGTTCTGATTTGGCTTTCCACCGCATTGGGGCTCGACACTAAGGATTTCCTCCAACACATCCTCCGTGAGCGAGCCGCCAACATCAGAACGCCTTGGGGCAAGTTCAAGGCTTTCGCCCGTAAAGGCGTACATATGATATATGACGTTGCTTCTCCACTCACGCGGTTCTTCCGTGACAACGTCCCGGCTTTGGCCGATGTCGTGTTGCGCGTCATTACGTTCATACGTGTTCACCTCTATGAACTCTATGAAAGGCTCATTCTCTATCTCGGCTCACAACACTCCGGTTCCGCCTACACCTCCCTAGGCAACACAGTGGGCGGCCACGTCATCCTCCTCTACCTTTATTTCCACTGGTTGGAGGTCTACCCCGAACGCATGGTCGATCTTATTTTCCACATGATCATGCTGGGTGACGACGCCACCTCGGTAGCCTTCGGCCGTTGGGCCAAGGAGTTCGTGGCCGAGTATCAACGCCTCACAGCGCTTTCCAATTTCAAGATGAAGTGCGTGCCCGTGACTTGGATAAACGCCGCCTTCTGCGGTCGCAATTTCGTGCCGTCTAACCAGCACGTCTATGCCGTTCTATCCCCTGAACGCTCTTTTCCGAAACTCTTCTGGTGCCGTGAACCCGGCACCGAGAGCTACGGGAAAGCGTGGGCTAGGGTCATCACTATAGCTGCTCTTCGCGAGTGGCCATCTGTGCCCTATTTCCACACTGGCCTTCAGCGTTACCTGCGCACGCTTCCCACCGCCCAACAGTCAAGCCGTGATCACGAACGCGCGCTCCGTGTGATAAACGCGGAACGTCGCGGGTTCATTCGCGACACAGAAGACAGTTTCCTCAACCTCAATAAGGACAACTGGTCTTGTCAGCCCCCGGAGTTCCCGAAGATCGACCCTGCTTCCGCTCGTGTCTTCTACTCTGAACGCTGGGGTTCCGTTGGTGCGGAGGATCTTGTAAATCGACGTATGGAATGGTCCAACGAAGGTGTTGTAGACGATGATATGCTGTACACCGTTTGCAACGCCTACGCGTCAGGTGTCCTCATGTGAGCACAATACAGCCCGCCCGCCTGTCACTTTGCGAGGGCAGTGCGCTGTTCAACCAACACACAGCAAAACTTCACCACACATACCCCACACACGTGGTCATTAATTCACCTTCATGCCTAAATCCAAGCGCAACCGTGCGTCTGCCAGCGCCATTGATCCCGCTGACCCACGCAACCTGAATGCTCTTAAGCGCTACATTGATTCAGCTCTGTCGGGCAAGGCTCCCCTTCCGCCGGCGTCTAAGAAGCCGGTTCCCCAACCTCGCCCTCCCGGTCCTCGCCCGTCCCCGGTGCCGATGCGCCCACTCAATCCAGCGGTCGGCGGCGGTGGCGGTTCGACGATCGGTGGGGGCCCGGCGCCTAGGGGTCAGCCCGGCTCGCAGACTGCTAAGGTGGGCCGCCTTGTCACATCAAACGGCAATGCAGTTCTGACCCACCACGTAGCGAATCAAATGCGCACGATCCTGAACCCCAAGCTCGCCCAGGGAATGGAGTTCCCTGACGGCATGGGGATTGATGGCAACATCGTTTCCAGCATGACCAGCGAAGAAGTACTGCTCACGACGACTCAAGGCGACGGCAAAGGTGTCATGATTGAACCTTGGCCGGCTGAGCTCATCAAACAGTCCACTTTCGGTGGTGCTGCTGGCACGTATGCAACACTGAACACTGCTCCCACTATCAAGGCGGACTCACTCTACGCTACGGCTATCAACGTCGCGTCGGTCCAGAGTGTCCGCTGCCTTGGTCTCATGGTGGAAGTCACCTCCGTCATGAGCACGAGCAGCGCCGCCCCCGATGTCAATGTTTGGATGGGGCGTCGACTCACTGCGGCGGCCCGCACCGGCAACGGTGTCGGCTTTCCCGCACATGAGACGATGCACTCCGTCCTGGGTCCGCCAACAAGCGGCGGTAACCCATCGCTGTCCGCCATCTGGGTCCCCACTGACCCTCACGACTACCATCCGTCCGTTAAGACGGCCACGGCAGCGAGCAATGACAACGACGGCAGCCCCCTCATCGATCGTCCCGTCATTCACCTCGAATTCCTCTCCAACGGCACGGCCACACGAGTGAAGCTAACAGTCTACGCGATCTGGTCCCTGCAGCTCGCGCAGACTCACCTGTATGCTGCCTCGCCTGTCCGTTCTCCCAATTCCAGTCTTGCGAAAGACGCCACGCTGAATATCTGCGCGTCCGTCGTCCGTGACGGTGCCTGGTACCATGATGATCCTGATTCCGGCACTGTCACTCGCTTCACTGAAGGCCTTGTTGAGGACATTATCCGAGGAGGCGCTCGCCTACTTTACAACCTTGCAGAGGGTGCCTGGCTAGATTTTACCTACTTCCTAGGCGCCCGGCCCCGCAGGGTTTAGAGGCCTTACGCATGAATATTTAAACCACTTCACCTGGCGGGGGTCCCACACCCCCGCCTTAAAGGCGCCATCGCCATGGGCAGCCACCGAATAAACCAAACAAATCCTCGGCCAATACATGACACAGTAGACAAAAACTCGGAAAAATTCCAGCACTTCGTCCCAAACTCTCCTCAAAAGCCCCGCAATAGGAAAACGGGCATGTGCGCCGATGCAGATAGGCGCACGTGAAGTCATCTGCAACCAACGTGCCCTTGTCGCTGGGGCCCCGCGGTTAAGCACTATACTTGCGACAAACTTCAGGCCACCCGCTGAAAACTGAAGTTTAACGCTCAGCGCACGGCGTCTCCGCCGTGTAGGCCCGACCGGTCTCCGGAGTAGGGCCACGGATGAC